CGTATGTTGAGAAAGACCACTCAGCAGGTGCTAATGAGTCATTAAACTGACGTCTACCACGACGGCTAGATCCGCCAGCTCCTTCCATTTCTGCGAGTGTGATCTCGCTTGAGTTTGTTGCTTGCGAAAAGCTAAAGCCATCCAGTACGGGTAAATCCCATACTTTAGTGCCGAACTTTATATACACTTTCGTGTCGCGACTAAAAAATAGTTGTTGTGCCATAGTTTATCTCCTATGTATCTTGAAAAGACTTGGACGTGAACTTTTGTTCGTGCCAGTATTTTCTAATAGCGAACTTCTATAAGTATTTCTCCAATACCTAAGGGTTCTAGTACACCTTCGTCAGTATCAATACTAACTATAGTGATTTGTTGAGTGTTGTAAGTTTTATTCTGTGCATCTACATACTCTAGAAATGAGCTTTCTTCTAATACAGTCTCTACATCTTCCATTAAAGCATTTAAAGCTCTTTGAGCATCTTCTTCATTTACATAACATCTTACAGTCACGGTTAAGTAGCGGTCTTTGTAACCACCTGCTTGGTATTCTCTAGTTTCAGACCCTGCGTTGCAATGTACTGCAGGAAACTCATCAATCTCGTCCCAAAACTTTAAGCGAGGCTCTACATTTTCATTTACATCAGTTAAGTATGCACCGGAGCCATCAATATCTTTCAATTTCTTGACTAAGGCTTCAATTATATTCATACGCCTTGATGTGTATAGCCTTGCAACTGTCATTATACTCTCCTAGTAAAGAATCTACCCATTGCCTGTTCTGCGGCAATTTCTCGAATAGATCTATCAATTAGTTTTCTAGGGTCTCTTTGTACGTTACCCTGTTTATATCCTACTTCAAATGTTTGGTAGGGGGCCTTATCATAAGTATATCCTGCACTATTAAATCCTTTAGGAGTTTTTACTATATCAGTAATCCTTACTGAGGATGCAAGCCTGCCTGTTTGATAATTTAAAGCAGGGTTTCCCATATTACTTGCTACTCTTTCAGGTAGTTGTTTATTTATTGCTACCATCATAAGCAGAACTTTAGAAGCATAACTCGGGCCTTGAGTCTGTTTTACCTTACCTGCACTATTTAAACTATGTACGCCTTTTAATGCTATTACCTGTCTACGTGCTCTTCCTTTTCTAGACTTGGTTTCTTTAGCTTTGGACTTGTTCTTGGACCTGCTGTGCTTTACTGTTAAATCTTTTGTACTTACTTGTACTTTTGCATTTTTAATTTTAGTAAAGGGGTCTGTAACCTCTCTTAATAGTTTCTTTTCTTTAATAGTGTTAAAACTATCTGACCCTTCTAAGTTCATCATGCGATCAATCATTTTAGGATTAGCTACTAATATCTTTAATTGATCTTTTGCTTTTTTAAGCTGTGCTTTTATTTCGTGTCCTTTCAATATGTTGTCTGCCGCACCGATAAGACTAATCTCTTGAGTCATATCAGAGGTACTTCTCATAAAGTCAAGATCTACTCCCATGTTCTTTAAGTCAGCGAGTAGTTCCTGCTCTGTAGAAACATTACCTGTATTATCATTAAACACAGTCTCTGCATGTTTATCAAAAAACTCTCGAGTCATCGTTTCTACAACACCAGCGCCTTCTGCATGGCCTGACTGACCCATCTTACCTTTACTTTGCAAGTCTTCCTGCTCATTAAGTTTATAGTGCTTATTAAACTGTTTTCTTCCTTTTGACCCCTTAGCAAAGCTGGCTTTTATACCAAAAAAGAACTTTCTATACGCGTCACTATAACTAACTTTTATTTTATCAAAAACGTCCGCCTGTCCTTTAGCCCAGTTATTAGGAGTCTTACCTGTCCGAATATCCGTAGTAAAAACAAAATTAAAAGAAGTTTCCGAGCCTGTAAATCTTGTTATTCCTGACATAGCATCAGCTTTGGCATCTAAAGCTGATAATGTTTTGTATAAATCTCTACTAAATAAAGTGCCTAATCTGTTTATTTCTTGTAGTCTTTTTTTAGTAAGTACTATTTTGCGTGAACCAAGTTCTTTTACCATTTCAGCTAAAAAAACCGTCTGACTATAAGTAAAGGAATGTGTTAATAAGTTATACTCTAGTCTTTTTTCTTTTGTAGTATTATTTTCAAACTCATCATGTAGTTTCTTTACAAATGCTTTTAAAGACGGTTTACTCATCAGAAGTTCTTATACAGATCTAGTATTCTTTTAATATGATCTGGAAAGGCTATATTATTAGCTTGGCTAGTAGTAGAGGAGTTTTGTATAGAAGCTCCTTGCATTACTTTACGTTCTTTATACTCATTCTTATGGTAGTATGTAATTAAGTCAAATACCGCTAACTTTAAGTCTCCAGGAACAGTAGCATATCCGGCTTTGTATGTAACTACAACAGCGCCTGGTCCTGTTGCCCAGTTCTTTCTACCTCCTGAGGTAGTACGAAAAAGGCTGTCAGTATCTGTGTCTAAAAAATACTGATAAGCGGATGTTGTTAAAGTAGCGTATGCAGCTCCATAAGAGGTTCTTTCTGTAACACTAACTACAGTAGTTACAGGACTTTCAGCTAGCTGTATAACATCTGTATTATAGTTTAAAGATATTGTTTCTACTTTGTTCGTTGAGTAATAGTCTACGAAGGAACTATTACAATAAGTTTTTACTAATTGACTCACGGACGGAATTAAAGCGTTTAATTTCAGATCCTCTTTAGGATTTGAAATACCTTCCGCTTCTTTATAATCATCTAAAGTTATTAAATTTGCCATTTATAAGTCCATTAGTAAAAACTCGGGGGCGAACCCCCAAGTTTTATTACTCTTTTACAATTAAGATGCAGCGTATTCCACACGAACTGAAGGAAGGTTGCCTACGGCACCAGCGAACAATTCAGTAAATCCGAGTGATTGAGCAGCTACAATAGCAGTACGCTGATTTGCAGTCTCATATTCACTTTCAATACCAACACCTTTCAGACGTGGTACAACGTAGTTGTGAACGTTAACTGCGATAGCGGCAGTCTTGTTTGCAGCACGTGCAAAGTGATCAGAGATAACAACAGGAGAACCGTAAACAGAACCCATAGTACCTTGTACTTTAGCAGCGATATCAGAACCAACTTCACTAATATCAGAGAAGGCAGGATCATTTACTAGGTTGTAGTACTCTTCCATGTTGACGATGTAAGCAACATCAGCAGGATTAATACCATACTTACCCATTTCACCGCGTGCAGACATAAGCATAGCAGCAGTAAGATTTGCAGAACCGTTAACAGCTAAGTCAGTTACAGAAGCAGAATCACCTGCTAAGAAAGAACCAGATCCGTCAGTACCTGCAGCGCCACAAAGACCTACGATTGAAGCATTACCAATAGTGAAAGCGCCATCAATTGCACGAGCGTGAGCACGAGCTAGAGCAGACAAGATCATTGGCAAGATAGTTACAACAACTTGCTCGTCAGTATCAGCACCGATATAGGTACCAGAGATAAGACGCTTAGCGAGTGCAGTTACTTCACGTAATTCAAACTCGTTAGCAGCTACTTGGGTACGGTTTTCTAAGATACCGTTACCAATTCCGCCTGAAGAGAATGTTGCAAGGTTAGTATCATCCATCAAAGGAAGTACAGTTGCGCCAGAGTTAACTTGCATTTCTTTAAACAACTGAGCAACACGTTGGTTAAGACGAACTTCTTCTTCGAAAGTAGTTGAAACGATAGTATCTAAAGTACCAGCATTAGTGTCAAACTGAACACCTACTTTTTCTTTAAGGTCTTGAGCAAATTTAGTGTCCCAGCCTTTGCCAGTGATTTTACCAAGTACAGAGGCGTGGAGGAATTCCTTGCCAAACTTGCTTAGATCGCTGCCACGGTTTTGGAAGCTTTTCTTGCTGTTTTGCATAGCTTCCATTTCAGTAGCTTTCTCGTCAAGATCAGCTTTATGTTCAGCTAGAATCTTAGCGATGTCAGCATCTTTAGCTTGCATTTTAGCGTCCATGTCCGCCATTAATTGCTCAACGCCAGACTGAATACCGGTCTTAACCTTGATGTTTTGTGCTTCAACTACTGAAGCGTCTTTCTCAGCCTGTAGTGTATCAGCTGCTTTTTGCTCGGCTTGCTTCATTGCGATTTTAGCAGCTGTATCTTCAGCTACCTTCTTTGCAAAAGCTTCCAAGTCGATGTTTTGATTGTCCATTTTGATCTCCTGATCTGCGGAAAATTCCGCGCTTTTCGGTGTGTTATCACTAGCTACATTAGAAGCTTTAGCTTCGTCCTTAGCCAGAGACTGACCGGCTAGATCTACACGATTAGTGAAAGTTTTTTTGAATTCTTCGTATTCCTCAGTGGAATCAAAAGACTTCGCGAGCGAAAAAGTAGCTGCCTGATTACATGGTACCGATACAACGGATACCTCAAATAACTCAGCGTCCTTAATCATTAGTCCATCGGTTTCTTTTATATAGTCAGCGTCCTTGACTCTGAAACCGACAGAAAAGGCTCCAAGAACACCGTCTTTAACAAGTTCAGCAACGTTGCCAGGGGCACTTTTGCTGATCTTACATTCTAACTCTAGGCCATTGGGTCCTGCTTTCATCCCAGTAGCGCGACCAATTGGTCTATCATAGTCATGATTAAATAGAATAATTGGATTTAGCTCAAAATTCTTTAAACCACCCTTTTGCCAAGCTTCTGCTGAGATTGTATCGCCTGCGCGATCAAAGTCTGCAGTACTTGCCATACCACGAATCATTACAGAACCATCATCAGTCTGTTCAGATTTAAACGTGGATGTAAGACTAAAAATCTTATCCATCTTTCTTCTCCACTTCAACTTTAGCAGGTTTAGCGGCTACAGGCTTTTTAGCAAGTATTGGCTCCACGGGTGCTTTAGCTTCTTTAACCTTAGGCTTTTCAGCTTCTGGCTTCTTCGTAGGGGCAACCTTAGTATATTGTTCAAGGTCACTCCAAAATGCGCTTTGTTTAATCATAGTTAGTACACCAGGATATCCGCCAAATATATACTTAATAGTAGAACCTGTTACAGGCTGACGGTGTCCTAAAGCAATATACTCTACTTCACTGTGTACTTTCTTTTCTTGAGCATAAAAAGCTGCTAACAGCTTGATTGCTTTAAATCTTTTTACCTTATTGCTATTCATCTTCAGTCTCCTCAACTGGTCTGCCGCCCTCACTTGGGTCGACTGCGGAACCTGCTATATTTGCAGGTACTCTAATTTCTGCAGTACCATCTATCTCTGGGAAGCCTAATCTATCTCGGGCTTCAGCAGCAGTGATAATACCGCCGTTTACTAATGAAGTATAATATGCCGAAGAGTCACTTAACTCTGGTTGCAGAGCAGGAATATCGGTAATGTTCTCAACACACTCAAAACCATAGAATCGAGTCATTGCAAAATTAATTTTTCTTACGATAGGAAGTATAGTCTCCAAATAATAAAGTCGTAAATTTGGACGAATGTTAGCATTATTTCCAGAATCCAAAAGAATCGGAGGTACACCGAGTGCCTTTAATATAATCTTTTCATTCTCTGCGATTGCATTTTGAAAATCCAAATCTTTAAAATTTATGTTTGAGATAGAGTCTACTTCAATACCACCGTCTAGAATGAGAGGACGTCTTCCACCAGCATCAGGTCTATAACGCTGTTGCCAAGCTAGGATCATACGCTCTTTGATCTTGTCAGAAAGGGTGTTTGGTGACTTAAGTACAAGTCCTGGAACTGCTCCATTCTTAAAGAAGTTGTCTTGAAACTTACGCATAGATGACATGAGATTCATCGTACGGGCTGCAGGACTTAGTCTGGGAACTCCACGATATATGGAGTGGAAAGAGTTCTCTTTAACATGAATAATTTCTTTAGTAGAAAACTCAACATCATTTAAAGTATAGTGCGAAACATATGTATGCTCATCGGCATGCACAATAACTTTGTCTGCTGGAAGATGATACATATGTGCACCATCATAGTAGATAAAGATATTCCCATCTATAATAAAGTCTGTGATTAAGTTTCTGCGGAAAGTGTTAATATCCTGATAAGGGTTAGGTTCACGATTTAAAAGTGTATCTACCTTAACTCTTTTAATACCTGTAATAACACCTTTAGTGTTAGTATTAGGCTTAACAGTAGTAGGAATCTCAGCACAATCGTCTACGATCATATTCACGCCACGATTCACTATCTCTAGTTCTTCGTACGCTCTTGTGTAGCTAGTGTGTAGTTCTCGGGAACCTTCCTTCTGACCAACATCTAAATATTGGGCTGGATTCAACTTCTCGGTTCTACCTAATAATTTATCATACCAAGCCATGTTTTTCTCTTTGAATCTCTACCCATCGCATCTGCTTCTTTGCAGTACCTAACGAAGGATCTTTACCATAAATTGAGTGTAG